CACATATTGAAGCGGCACTTGCGACCAAGATAGGTACGAATGTGTCCTACTTTCTCTGCCTGTTGCGATGCCATATCTGCTATGCCACGAACGAATGGGACTTTGTCGTTGTACTGAGCCAGCAACACTGTCGCATCTTCTTCGCTGATGTCCAACGTACCAGCAAGTTTCTTCTTGCCCATGCCGTACATGATGCCAAGGTTGACTGTCTTGGCTTCCTTACGAGTGATGCCAGCCAAGTCCGCTACCATCTGATGGAAGTCTGCATCGCCATCGTGATACATCTGGATCACATTGTCGATCTCAGGGTGACGGGCAGGACCTTGGATGCTGGCGCAGTAGTGTGCCAGCCAGCGTGGTTCTTGTGAGGCGTAGTCAAAACTTCCCCACTTAGTGCCTTCTTCTGGTATAAAGAGACCACGAATCATCCGCTTGATCTCAGGATCACGAGCAGGGATTTGCTGTAGGTTCGGGTTGCTTGATGAAAATCGCCCCGTTACAGTACCACCATCATCAGACCGCAAGGGATTGAAGTCACAATGGATACGACCGTTATGAGAATGCTCAAGAATTGTTTCGATAAATGTAGTGTTGGCTTTGTTAAATTCACGAAGCTTTACGATCTTCTGCGCCACTGGATGCGGGTGGTTAGACAGAAACTGCTTTGTAAAGGACGGCGCACCCGAGCTTTCTGTCCGATGGTATTCAAGCCCAAGGGCATCGAACGCCTTTGCAATAGATGTAGCAACCCACGGCTCGATACTGACGCCAGTATCTTCCTTTATTTCTTTAAGTAACTGCACCTCGCGTGACTGCAATAGCTTCCGCGCACGTTCAGCAGCGTCTGTGTCTACCCGCACACCCTTTGTTTTCATCTCAAGCAGGCAGGGCAGCAAGCTAGTTTCAAGGTCGAAGATGCTCGAAACTTCGTCCTTCTGAATCTCGGTACGCAGCCGATCCCACAAGCGCAGGGTAACAGCAGCATCCTGTTCGGCGTATGCACCAACAAAGGTAGATGGTAAACGCCACATGCCACCCTTCGGATCCACACCAAAGAACTGTGCTGCCTGCTTCAGCAGCTTCTCGTTCTTGTATTCACCCAGCCACTCGCCTGCCAGTGAGTTAAGATTGTAGTACCGGCGGTTCTCGTCCAGCAGCGGCGCGGCAATCATCGTGTCGATTATCCGTCCTTGGACCTCGATCCCTTCTGCCCGAAGCCAGCCCAGATCGTACATCGCATTGTGAAAAATCTTTTCAATATTAGGGGTTTGCATCTGCTTCTTAAACCAACTCATCACCGCAGTACGAGGCATGTTGCCGCCGCCTTCGTGCTTAATTGGGAAGTACCAAGAGCTATCCCCAGCAGCCACAGCTATGCCGATGATGTATCCGTCCTTGCGAACCCACCCCGGTCCGAGTGTCATCAGGTTTGGATCACGAGTTTCCAAGTCAACAGCAATGCGCTCATATCCAGTCAGATCTGGAAGCTGCGAAGGTGGTTGCCAGTCTTGTGGTAGGGGACTAGCAGCTTGCTGCTTTATCTCTTCTTGGTCTTGGATGTCTGTACTATGGCGCATAACTGGGAACTCATCTCTGTTTCTGGGGTCTTCAATGAAGCTGTACTGATGCGTTTTGGTCATTAATATAATCCTCAATAACTTTGTTGTTGACGGTAATTAACACAGGTGTGCCATCACCCATCCAAGCATCGTAGATATTGTAATAGAAGTATTCGATTGCTTCGTCTTCATCCCACTCATTGTCGTTCATCAGGATGTTGATCATCTTCTGTACGTCATAGGCCAGAACATCATCCTGCCCCTTACGCGCTGCCATACCTATGATGGCGTCATCAAACCCCACTAGCCGCACGACATTAACCTCATCACTCATTGCTAGATACCTCACCGCCGCATGCCATGTAGCCGCAACCGTCAACCCAGTTGTCGGCGTGTTGTGGGTTGGATGCAATGCGGGCGATCTTGAGCAGCGTCATCTTAACAGCGCAGTCTGCCCCCGGGGGCAGATCATCCGGCTTGATGCTATCCCACCAATACCAAACAGTCTCGATGTTTGTGAAGTTGTCCTCCATGTTGCCGTGCTGCGCTGCTCGATCCTGAGTTACATAGCCCTTGGCCGTGTCTAAAATGTCTGCTCTTTTCATAGCTGAAATCCATATCTGTTTTGTGATTCAATAATGTGAAGCTCATTACGAGCGCGAGTTATCCCAACGTAGAACGTCCGAGTCTCGGAGTCCTGATCGTCAGATTCTGTGCATGCACGAGAAGAGTCTAGTAGCAAGGCAACATTGTCTGCTTCACCACCCTTGGCTTTATGGATCGTTGAGATCCGTATCCTCGGCTTCCCCGTCAAAATAGACTCGCCCATACGGCGTACTGATGAAATGTAGATGAGTTCCCTGTCGCTCACCTTGATCACTTCGTGCCACGGGGTTTGGGATGTTATGCTCGAGTTTAACTGCTGGAGGACTTCGTCTAGGCCGTATGTATGCTCTGGGTCTAAAGTTTCTAATGCTCTTCGCTGAACTGGGGTTGCTGCCTTTTCTGAAAGGATCTTCGAAAATGTTTTTAGTTCTGCTGCTGAAAGATACTGTCCTTTGCATAGTCTTAGCCACACCTCGATACCAGATAAAACACTTGGGGAGATGGACCAACCACGGCCTTGGAACCAGTAAAGGTATCCTTGGTCGTAAAGTTTTCTAGCAACCATATTTGCAATGTGGTTCGTTCTAGCAAGTATCAACCATTCGCCAGTGGTTAGGTCCACATCAAGTATATCACGATGCCAAGTTACTTTCCCGTCTCTTTCGGCAGGAACCCAGTTTTTTTCTTGGCGTACACCTAATCGCTTGACAAGGTTGTTGGCTACCTTGTGGATCTGGTTTGGTACACGGTACGATTTATCGAGGATTATCTTCTCGTCTGAGGCCATCAAGAAATCCCTGACCTTAACACCCATCCAAGCGTAAATGCACTGATCATCATCGCCCGCGTAATATACCTTCTTCGACCTCGGAACTAGGACCTCTTTCACCATCTGCCATTGCAGCGGCACAAGGTCTTGAGCTTCGTCAACAATCAGCAAATCAAACTCAGGCGACATACGCTGGAGGTTGAACTGCTCGATCATGTCAGTAAAGTCCAGCTTGTCGTTGCCTTTCTTGTACGAATAGAGGGCGTTGTTGATAATCCGAAGCTGCTGAAAATACATATTGTCATCGCCCTTGATATCAAAGGCTTGCTCGAGACTGATCTTCATAGAACGAGCGAAGGCGGTGATGTTTAAGTACCTGTCCCCAATCGTTGCCGAAGGGATGAAGGTGCCAGCATCGTCAATAGATCCACGAGGTGATAGATCCATGCCCACATAATCACCCAGCTTTTCATAGTCCAGCTTATGCATGACTTGCTTACGGCTGAGACCAAGGCACTGAAAGGCCAGTGAGTGCAGAGTGCGGAACCATTCTAAATCTCCGGTGCCTATGTTTAGCTTCTCCAGTGCGCGGTCACGGGCTTCTTCCGCTGCCTTACGACTGAAAGAAACAAAGGCTATGCGATCCGGCGGCATACCAGACTCCAACGCCTGCTCGACAATCGAAATCAGCTTGGTTGTCTTGCCTGTCCCCGGCGGCCCAAAGATTGTTGTTTCCATTAGAACGGAACCTCATTGGTCTGGACATAGGCATCCGGTACTTGAACCTCGGAACTATACTCAGGCACCCACCAAACACGAACCACTTTAGATTCACCCTTGTTTGTCTTGAACCTCTTAATACCATGCGCGTCTTCCGCACCGTTCAGTTCTTTCAAGCGCTCTTGAATCTGACCACGGTTGTACTCGGCAAACTTCTTGTTCTGAAGATAGTTCATCAGTGAGTCCAGCTTGAAGAATGTGCGGCCTTCTTCTGTGTATGGTTTGCCAAGAACCAGTTCTTCCGCAGACTGTGCTTGCACACGACCAGTGCAGAAGCTTTCCAAGTGGTCGAGGAACTGCCCGCGATAGGTTAGCTCTTCCGGTACTTCGATCTCGTTGACGTTCTCCATCAGACCGTTAACCACTAGCTGCCAGTCAGCGTTCTTCATAGTCGGGGGCATGTACTGAAGATGCTCCATACAGGCGCGTTGGAACTTCATCGGAAGCTGTAGCTCCTCGGTGCTTAGTTCCAGACGCCGACCGTTGATATCACAGAACCATACACGCGGCTCAGATAACACAACAGACAGACCACTGATATCAGCCTCGACAACTTCCTTGCCAATGCCGTACTTTTGGCGGCGGCACAGTGTCTTGTTACAGAACGAGGCCAGCGGCTGCTGATCACACGGATAGAAATATTCCTTCCGCTCTAGCTGCTGCTGAATCTGAACGATCTCTGATGCGCCTAGCGGTGGCTGGCAATAGTTCATGTTGATCTGCTCATGCAAGGATTTCCAGTTGTCTGGATCCACGCGCTTGCAGGCCACAGCCACAGCAAACATAGTTGTATTACGCCCACCTTCGGGGATACCTTGCTCGAGCATCGTCTTGAGGCAGGGCGGCCAACCTTTGAACTGGTCTGATGTACCACCAAGCTTCAGCGACAAGAACTCGTTAGGCGTGATGCGGCGCTCTTCGATCAGGTCGAGGAACTCTTCTAATGTGGCATCGTCTCCGTCTTCTTTAATGGCTGGTCGCATTGTTTGCTCTGCATCAAAATACGGCAGGTTAATAAAATTACCGACATCACCACGCTCGACAAGAACCTGTTCTTGCTTTGGGAACACTTCACAGCCGCCATAACCAAGTGCGGCAGATACTTCGGCAGCTTTGTCTTTAAAATCTCCGGCACTGATCCACTCCGTAAAGAAAAAGAATACATGCGCTCCGCCCGACTTCGACCGGCACACAACAGACTTGATGTCCATGTCGCGGATCTTCTTGTCGAGCGCAACCAGATCAAGCGGGTACTGGTCAATGTCCAGCGCACCGAACCTGCACTTGTTATCTTCGTTGATAGGGATAGAACCCACGCCGTTCCTACCTGACAGGTGGCTGTTGATAAGTTCTAGTGTTAAAGGCTTACGCACGATGAAGGATTTAGCCTTCTGCTTACCCTCGCGGCGCTCTTCAGAGATCTGTGTCTGACCATGAGCCTGACCAAAACCTTCGAATGCTGCCATAAATTTTTCTGTTACTGACATTTACTGCTCCTAAGTAAAAGTGTGGGGGGTGATTGATCGGTGTCCTAGAACAAAACCTACTGGATCTCAATAGGCCTGAGTATTTGTTCACGGGCGGGGCCGAATCAATCTTGACCGCTGCCCCCCGGCAGCGTTAGGAACTCCCCCGCCTAGAAAGGAACGTCTTCCGGTGCAGCCTGCTTCGGTGCAGCCTGCTCATCTGTTGTGCCTGCGGCAGTCTTGATCTCACCCTTCGAGAAGGACTCGAAGAAAGACTTAGCTGCAAGGAACGCTTCTTGTGGAACCTCGGTTGGCTCGATGCGCTCAACTGCGTAGTTGTTCCACGAACCTTGGTCATTCGATTCTTGAACCGTGGTCAGCTTCCAGATAGTACCCCACATAGGTGGGTTGAACATACCATTCGGACCTTGGTACTGAACCATACGCATCTGTGTGTTCCACTTACGAGACACCTTCAACTGAGTCTTCTTCATGTCACAGATAGCTGACTGGGTCATGCCTGTCTTTGGATCAACGATCATAACAAGGTGCTGCGCTGAACGAATGACTTCGTTACCTGATGGCAGAACTTCAGATGCACCTTCGCGTGTAGTGCGCTTTAGGTCTGGGTCGTTTGGATCAAGTTCACCAGCAAAGCCACCACCGTTGATGCGTAGCTGGAACTCGAGGTACTTAACGGTGTACCCGCACGGGATAACGTACACCCCTGACTCGCCTTCCCAGAACTGACCAGTCACTGTATTGAACAGGTCACCTGATGACGCACCTTTGATGTGTGATGCATCGTTCTTGTTTAGCTGTGGTGACAGCGGCTGCAAGATACGCAGGAATGGGATCTGCATGTCTTCTGTGCCGATGGCATCCATGCCAGCACCGGCGTGATCAGAGAAGTCAGCCATAAGAGTTGCGGGAAGTGTGTTGGTATTCTTTGTTTCGATTGCTGTATCAGCCATGTCTAGCTCCGTTTGATTTTAGCTTCTGTTCCGACAAAAACGCCGAAGGTTTCAAAGTCGAGGTCTTTACCTGATTCAATACGATTCTTGACCCAAGCCTTCAGTGTCCCCGGATGGATGTGAGTTTTCTGAGCAGGATCAAAACCCTGATTGCGTAGGTCTTCGACCACCGAACCAGCCATGTTGTCTTGTCCTGACGAGAACGATACGGTCACATCATTCTTGATGATGTCCGCCTCACCGATGGAACGCAGGTAAGCAAACGCTTCCGCCTTCTTGTCATCGGCTATCCTTGCGTGAACAAAGTTAGCGACACTAACCTTATGTCCATCGACAGTAAGACTATCCACGCCCATCTCTTCCATGAGCATAGGAATATCTTCTTCGTTCACTTTTCTTTTTTTGAATTTCAGATCCTTGACGAATTGCTCTGCATCGGCAATTTGTTTATCGAGGTCAAGTGACTGACGAATGAGGTTGGATAGGCGCGAAGCACCTTCCTTCTCAACAGTGTCGAACTTATCAGCATCGACTGTTCCTTCTTCAAATAGCGAAAACACATCGCTCATACCATTCTCCTTTTCGGTACAAAGTTTAACCCCTTCGGGTGTTAAACTCGTGTCTACACCAGCAGACACGAGGTAGTCAAGTAGCAGCTATCGTTTTTCTTCGTCAATAGCTTTGAGCATATGAGCCAACTGGCGACTCACACTACGCTCGTTTTCATCGGCGATACGCTTTAAGATATCGTACACATCGATGGTGACTGCGATTGATTTCCATTTCTTTAGATTCATTGTTGTAACTCCCGTGCCTATATGTAAGACTGTCAATGATAGTATTTAATTATTTGTAGGTAGTCAAGTAACAGATGCAACCAAATCAAAAAAACGCGGACGGTAAAAGATCCGAGCTACTAGCTTCCGACTGGCTTTTCGCGCAGGGCTGTCATGTCTATATGCATGTTCTCGAGCAAGGGCCGATTGATATTATAGCCCTGTCTCCGAAAGGCGAAATCCTGCTCTTCGATGTGAAGACTGTATCGCGGCGGGAAGATGGCACCATTATAAGCCGCACTCTGAAACAGAAGCAGCAAGACCTCGGCGTCCGACTTCTGTATGTCGATCTCGTTACTCACGAATGTCACCTTTACCCGCATCAATTTAACCCTTCACGATTGTCTGTTCAGAATGCTTCTAATCGTCAGCACGGCGGGGGGAAAGTTCCAACCATTGGCGGGCTTCTTCACCCAGAGTCTTCGCTGATAAATCAATCTTCGAGCGAAGCGTCTTGACGATATGCTCATCGACCGTACCCTTCGAGACGAAGTCAACGTAGGTCACGCTGTTCTTCTGCCCGATCCTGTGCGCTCTGTCCTCTGACTGCACCCGAGTCTCGAGGTTGAAGTCGTTCGCATAATAAATCACGTTGGTCGCTGCCGTCAGCGTCAGGCCGTAGCCCGCTGTCTGTGGGTTGGCAACAAAGAACCGTGCATCTTCGAACTGGAACCTGCGAACTGCCGTTTGCCTGTCCTCGTCTGAGGTGTCCCCGAAGTATGATACTACCGAACTCGCACCGTGAACCTTGGCTATCTTGGCCTCGATGTTCTTGATGTCATACCGGAACCGTGACCAGATGATTACCTTGCCAGCCATCTCGTCAATCGTGTCCATAAGCGCGTCTATCCGCTTTGTCGGGAACTCGACTAGCTCACCATCGTCCGTCATCAAGTGACCGCACAGCACCTGCTGAAGCCGCAGCAATTGGGTCATCACCGCTGGGGCAGACACCAGTTCGCCATCATCCAACAACGCTATAGCGTTGTTCTTCAGCATCATGTAATGCTCATGCTGCTTGTCAGTCAGACCTACGTTCCGAATAGTGTAAACCTTGTCTGGTAAATCCAGCGCATCATCCTTTGTGACACGGTATGAAAAAGTCTGTAGCCTGTCGGACAACTCATCAAGATTTCTGTATCCCACGATCTGCTGAAAACTGTGACCGCCCATCCGCTGAGTTCTTGTGATGGCATACCGCCCTTGGAACGAATAAAAAGAATCGAATCCAAGCAGTCGTTTATCCATAAATCCACATTGCGCGTAAAGATCCATCGGCGATTTCGTAACGGGCGATCCGGTAAGGATACGGCGAAACGATGCACTCTTACCAATTTCCACCAGAGCTTTAGTCCTCTTGGCTTTTGGGTTCTTAATAGTTGTTGACTCATCAACCGCAAGTAGAAACGCCGATCCGCGAACAAACTTCTCCAAGTACGCTCGTACTTTAGTCGTTGCGAAACCCTCGACATTGACAAGGAACAGGCGCAGCTTTTCACGCTTTTGAATACCTTCCAAGAGGTGTTCTTTCTGACCCTTGTTTGGGTTCGGATTCCAAACATAAACCTCGTGTTCAATGTCCTCTGGTAGATGAGCAGGTATTTCAGATATCTCCCAGTTGCGGTAGACACCCTTGGGCGCAACGATGATGGCCGTATCGATCTTACCTTGTGCATATAACCATGCGATGTTGTCGATGAGTACCTTTGATTTGCCACAGCCCATCTCCATAAAGTAACCGTAGTCCACCTTGTTGTGACTACGAACCAGTGCCTCATGCTGATGTGCATAGGGCTTTGTCTTGTAATTAAATTTCATCTCGCTCACTCTTATCTATGCTGGATCGTCTAAATCAAACTCCGGTGTAAACGTAAACGTCACGTCATCGGTTAACTCATTTTCGGTTAACACTTCTACGTCCTCGAACCTTGGTTCTGGGAACTTGATCACGTTGTCTCTGGTCAAGCTGGTCAGCAGCGTGAACGCATCATCACCACTCATGTAGCTAGACATCGCCAGCATTGCTTCTTCCAAGTGGATCTCGCCGCTGGTGTATAACTCACTGATCGTAAGTAGGTCGTCTACATCGGGATCATTCATCTTCCATGTTCCCTGTCATAATACCGAACCGTGCAGCCTCCATGTACCATAAGACCTCGGCTGGATCACTGACTGTCGTAACCATCTGGATGTCACCATCGTGGTTCTCGCCCATGATGATGACGTTTTTAAAGTTCTCGCCAGCCAACTCACAGATCACCGGTACTGGATCCTTTGTTCGCTTTACCTTGTGAAACTGTACAACATTGTCAGTCATTGATATCTCTTTCTATCTTGGCTTTCAGTGCCTCGTAAAACTGCCTGTTATCGACACACCTGTTCAACTGAAGGAAGTCTCCGCGTTCTGCGAACTCCACTTCCTTTTGTAGATACCAACGTATGACGCTGTCTACCCCCGAAGTATTCTTAACCATGACTGCTCAATCTTCTGTGCAACTTCACCCTCACCATCTCTGGCGTACTGTTCGCAGATGTTGACGATCTCGACTTCAATAATCGCCACCGCATCAGACCATTCGACCTTGTTCACAGCGTCACAGATTTCTTCTTCACTCGGCATTAGTTTCGTTTCGTTAGCCATTACAAATCCCCTTACACATTCTTATCTTTGACTTCACCACACACAGTCTTGATAACAGGTAGGCCTGCATCCGTGCCACGCATCGTGTAATAAATCCTGAAATCTTCAGCCTTCGCCGCCGCCTTGCAGATCTGCACATCAGGATATTTCTTTTCACTTACTGACGAGAAGCATTTATTTACAGGCTCACCACCAAAGTGGGTAACCATACATGTTATTATAATATATTCCCACATGATCTTATCAACTTCCATGTTATCAAATAAACCCTAGCATAAGCCAAGATCATTTGTCTATTACTGTGATACCTGTAGCCCACAGGTGCTACATTTCTGCCAGCCTGAGTCTGGAGCCAACTGATATGACAGCACAGTGCTGCACTTGGGGCATTGACCTGCGTCCAACCGCTTCTGCATCGAGCCGTCACCTGTTTGTATCGAGGGCTTGGAACCTGCGTCCTGACGCTCGACCCACAAAATTTCTGGATAATAACCCCCGGTCAAAGCAACCACCTCAGTCGCCGCCTTGGCTTCGGCCTCGTCTTGGCTGTCCGCCTCAACCCAAACCTCACGCTCGACCTCGACTCGAACATTGATTAAATAATCAGCCATTTTTTACACCCTCTTCTCGATTGTGGATACTTATGTTTTCCATCTTGCGCTTGTAGTCGCGCTGCGCTTTCGTCATCGCCGTATTCCCAAGGTTCAAGGATGAAGCACCACCCATCTTGGTTGCCATCAAGTCAGTCGCACGTTTGCGAATATAGCCTGTCGTGTCTTCGACCTCGGCTCTTGGATCATCTTCGAAACCGCTCATTTAAACCTCCGGCTATCTGCTTTGTTGTTATGACGTGGATGTCACCGATGTGGTAACCTCGCCTTTCGAAATTTTTGTTATGCCTGCGCGTCCTTGCCTCCGCAATTTCCGCAGCTTGAAGCTCGGAACTTGCTCTGACCTTCACAACACGCATCTGCTCCGCCACCAACACCACTTCATATTTGCCCAGCTTGCCGTAATCATACCAACCCCGATCACTGTACAAGGCAGTGGGCTTTGGCTGCTGGCGTGATGCAAACATTGTGGTGATGTCAAAATCTTCTGGTTTCATTTTACACCTCCGCTTGTACCACCATTGAAAAGATATGGGTTGAAGCCCAACTGGATGTGGTTGCGCCGCTTGACCTTGCGCCTTGCTTCGATCTGGGCTGGGGTTTGAATGTCCCCTCTGGTGTGATTGCGCCGCTTGGGCGGCACAATCACAGGTACTTGAAGCAGGGCTTTCACTTGCTTATCAGACAGCATTGTCACAATCCTGCATCATGTTTTCTTGATCGATGTTGCGATGAACATCGTCATAAAGCTTTTCATACGACTCACCATACAAATAGATCCAAGCTTCTTTAGCCATCCAACATGCATCTTCTTCCATCTGCATCATCAAGCCCTTGACCTTACCCATTGTCTTGCCCCCTCATAATTGTTTCCATGACCTCGGACACCGAACCTTCGACCCACCAGCCACCGTTGTTGTGGTGACCATCATGAATCCGTGTGATCTCACGCTCGATGTTCCCGACCCTACGCACCTGACTGTACACCGTGAATGATGTGCCAGTGAAAAACATCTGGCCTTCCGGCTTAAAGGAATGTGTGCTTAGTGCGGTTAACACAAATGATTTAGTCATCTTGCCCTCCTGTCGGCAGCGGTGCTGGTTAAAGCGCACCGCTGGTTTTTCTTCAGTTGATCATACAAATTAGACCTGACCTCTTTGGTCGAAAACCTAGCACCGCAATCATCACACTGCCTGCGCCTATGCTTATGCCAGCCTAAATAGGGTGTGTGTTTTAGTCTGCTGTCCAAAACTTGACTGGACTTGTGACCACATTTAATTGTCATGTCAGCCCCCTGTAACACCGTGCCACTCACCGCAGTCAGGGCAGTCACCACCATCTGTGTCTGCGTCTACACCGTAGGTGATTTGACAATAAACACAGACGCACCAAGGCTCTTCTTGATCAGTCATCTTTACCCTCCAGATTAAACTGGCGGCGTAGCTGCCACATGCTGTCATCCAGATTCTTTACATCAGACATCCACAAATCCTGACATTCATGCAGGCTTTGCATTGCAGTAGAGATTGCATCATAGGCTTCCTTCACCGCATCGCGCTGCTCTTGCGAAAGTTTGTCGATGCCCTTCTGGCGACACGCACGATCCTTATCACGCTGCTTGTCCCAATACTTCGACTTCTGATCCAACGTCCAACCGTTAAAACCTTCTGGTAAATTACTCATCGTCCATCTCCTCTTGCGTATAGTAACAATAAAACTGGCATTTTGGGCATTGCTCCGGTAGCGGCGCAATGGCCTCTTCGGTGTGCTTGCAGTTCAAACATTCCATCAAAGTCTTACTCATCTTTCTCTCC